ATTCCGCCATTGACAGAATTTTCTAGTTCATTAAAAAAATCACTGGAGCCTGAAGTAAGATCTGCTTGTGTATTTTCCATTTCTTCAAACGAATCACCTTGCATTCCTATCTCAGGGTTACCTTGATTTTCTTCTTGATTGTCTATCATTTATTCTCCTTTTGGATAAATTAAACTGCCGTAGTTTAACTATCTTGTTTCTTATTTTGCAAATTCTTTTGCATATTCTGTAATAAGTCGTTTTGTCTAGCCTTAACTAACTCTGTATTATTACCTAAAACATTTTGCATTAATTTTTGCTTTGCTTCAGTATCTGTATATACACTATTCATATCAGACTTTACTTCTTCTTTCTTTTTATTTATTTCAACTTCAGCTTGCATTACTTTGCTTTTGATACCAGCTTGTACCAGTTGTCTTTCAAGCGTCTCAATAGTGCCATCTTTGTCCTTAATAGCTTCGGATAGTTTTTGTACTTGTCCTTGAAGTTGCGCATATAGTGATTTCCTTTTAACAATATTTTCTTTATTTTTAATATCAGTTTCAGCTAATACAGCTACATCATCTATAACTCCTAATTGCATTAACTGTTTTAACTCTTCTAAATAAGCCCATCTATTAATAGGCATTGTAGATCCAGATATTATTCTTATATCAAATTTATGAGAAGAAATATCCATAGATTTACCTATAGCTTCTCCCATATCATTGTATATAGGAATATTAATTTCTCGAGTTTTACCTTCTTGTATTGCACTAGGTTGTATAATTCTAAACCTTTTATTAGCTGTATATGTAGCTTGACAAAATTGCAATACTACATTACCTAATTGTTTTAATGATGGCTCTACAGATGTATGCATCCATTGTTTAATTCTTCTTGTACCATATTCATCTAAAGCTAACATACCTCTATATGTTTCACTAGCTCCACCAGCATCTCCCATCATAGAGCTATATATACCAGCTAAATATTCCATATCACCTTTACCTTGTTGCACTATTTGATAAAAAGCACTAGATAAAGGAGCTGGCATAACAGGTGTAGGTTTTTCTACTCCTGGTCTAATAGGCAATAAAGCTCCTGGACTTGCAGAATATTTTTCCCATATATCTGCATCTATAGACCCTTCTTCATACATCCATCTTAACGATGATCCTAATGATGCATTATGTACCATTATTTGATGAGCTTTGTTTATTTCTTGTTGCTTACCTATTAATGGTGCTACTGCACTTATAGGAAATGGCGTTCCTGTCCATTTAAAATGAAATGGTATTATAGGATACTCTTTAACTGTATCTGGTAACATATATTCATATATTAATTTGTCACCAGCTGTACAAGTCTGCTTTACTCTAGTATCATAAAATTGTATTGTATCTACAATATTGTTAGCAATAATAGGATCTTTTAATAATATTTTGTATTCTTTTTCAGTTATGATTTGATTTTCTATTTTAGACGCTTCTGATTGAAGATTACTTATAGTTTCTTGTCTATAGCTATTTAATTGGTTTTGCATCATTTTTTGAGCTTTTTCCAACTCTAATTCATATCTTTCAGGTAACATCTCTCCAGACTGCAAAGCCATATCCATTTTCTTTTTCTGCTCTAAAAACTCAACTTCCATTTCTTTTTGCATTTCTAGCATCATAACTTCAGCTTGTTCTTGTATAGCTTTTATTTGCTTAGGGCTTGGTGGTATTCTATAAAATAAATTAATATAAGATATTTTTACCTTTTCATATGTTTCAAAAAACTCTACAAGCTCTTCCATTTCACCTTTAGCATTAACGCCAAAAGAAGTCTGTTCATTGTGGTCATTGTGCAAAAATAACTTCTGATCATCATCTCCTAAAGGTCTTTCTGTGTATGTATTATTATTATCTTCAGAAGCAGCATTAGCTATTTTTCTTTTTGCTTGTGGAAATATTTTAATTAAATGAGACTTGGGTAGTACTTTTCTTACCATTATAAAAGAAGCATCTTTAAAAAGCATATTTCTTGACTTTGGATCTACATATAAATCAAAAGGCTCTGGTTGTTGCAATGTCACCTCTCCCATTCCATTATCTGCATCTTTATCTACAGATACTAACATATAGCCAATCCCTTTAGTTATACTGTCGTTTATAGCATTATTATATAAAGTGCTACCATTAGAATTATTCCAAACATAATCTGTTAAATCAGATACTACTGCTGCTACGTCAGTATCACTACCTTCTACGCCTATAGCTTGCCATCTAGGATTATTGTCAGTAGCATAAAAATTAAGCATTTCTACAACAGGCAATATTCTGTTAATAGTAAAAGTAGGCATTCCTTGATCTTGCAATGCTGTTTTTTCATCATGAGTTAATTGTTCATCATGAGCAAATTCATAACCTTTTTGGTTAATATTTTCCCATTGTTTTCTTGTAAAGTTATTAGCAAGATTATATAAAGCTCTTATCTCACCTACTCTTTTATTTTGCTTTGCCATTTTTTATCCTTTTTAATATTCCTATAAACATAGTGACTACATATAGTATCACTATTACATAGATATTCAATATCATGTGCATAGTGCACGTGATCAGTATTGCAATAGTCAGGACAAAAGTAGGCATTGCGCCATGGCTGCAAGATATTAACCCTTTCACCAAATCTATTGTATCCTTCAATAGCTTTATCCTTAATTTTATGTTGAACATATCCAACAATATATGCAATTATACCTATTACTACAAACTCTTTAGTCACGTATTTCAAAATGGGGAAAGTCATCAAACTTATTATCTTGAACATCAAAGTCCATATCCCAATCTCCACCCCAACGAAGATTAACACCCATACCTTTAGCTATACCAATTACAAAGCCTGCAAAAAGAGTTTGACGCTCTCTGTCATCCCAATCAACAGGATAAGGAGTAATGTCCACAGCCCTAGATGGATAAGCATTGTGACGACCATTTGGGTACTTGACTTTAGTTTTACCTTCTTCAAAAAGCTTATCTTGCCTTTCTTGATTCCTATGCCCTTCGAGTACTGAGCAATCCACATATTTAATAACTTCATTCATTACATCCTGTAATTTCTGATCGCACGTAGACAATCTATGTTTTGAGTTTTTACCAAATTTAGGCATATTATTTTTTCTTTCTTTTCTTTGCAGTTTTAGCAGACTTTTTAAAAGCTTTTGCTGTAGGAGCTCCTTTACTTCCAGGCTTTCTCATTTTTTCACCGCTACCAGCTTTTATTCTTTTTCTTTTTGCATGTATGTTTGCATACAAGCCTTTCTTTTTTTTAGGTGCTTTTTTAGCCATTAATATTTCCTCCCGTAACCCATTTTGTTAGATTTTTTAGTTTTCTTTTTTGCAGGTTTTTTCATTTTCTTTTTGTGTCCTGGCATTTTTATCTCCTTTATTGAATATGTTGTTGTAATTTATTTCAAAATCTTTTGACCATTTAACTCTGTATTTATCGCCTTTACCGTTCATCTTCTTCAACCCATTTATCATACATATTTAAATCTAAGTCATCTTTTACACTTTCTATTAACCAATCTTCCATAAGCATATCTATAATTTTATCTACTTGCATCTACATTTCCATTTTCTTAATGCTTTATTAATTCTTGAATTAGGATCATTAGCTGTTTTACTACCTGTAAGTTTTTTCTTCATTCCACACATTCTAGCACAGAATGATTTTTTTCTTGATCCGCCACCAGGTTGTGGAGCTTTTAAATTTGATCCAGGATTTTGTCTTTCATAAGATCTTCTTCCTTTTTCATTTAATCCACCAGATTTACTTTTGCCTTCTTTTCTTTGCCATGCTGCTGATTTAGCCATTACTTACCTCTTTTATGCTGTTACCCAACTTTTTGCTTTTGGTTTTCTTTTGTACCAACCTTCTTTAGATTCTGTATAATCTTGCGGAGGATGCGCATACTTACACGCATAGGCCAAAGCATCGATCGTATCGTCATGTGCCATCCTCGGACCAAAAGTAACAATTTCCCTATGTAAATCATACTGAGACCTTTTAATATGAACTTGCCCCACTGCAAACCTTTGTCCAAGTATTTCTTGTATTCTATCTCTTTTAGACATCCTAGTCCCAGGTTTTTCTTCTTTAAACGGGATAATAAACTCATTTCTTCTCCTCATTTCTGCTCTAATAGTTTGAAATATAGGTTTAGACATAGTAGTATCTTCAATCGTAAATAAAGTAGGTTTATAAAACTTAGCATACTCAAATATATAATCTACTATACCTTTTTGACCAGTCCCAGGGACTCCTAATACTGGTAATGTTCTATTCCTTACATAATCTAAAACATAGAGATTATTGTCTGGAGTGACTGCAACAACCATGATAACACTGAAATCCGAATTACGCCTTGCTGAATCAGTAGCGGGATCCACACCAATAAATATGTTACATGGCTTTGAGTCATCACCGTCAGGTATAATAAATTTAAGTCCACTGTCATCCTCCTGTATAAACTGTCCATCCCAGTATTTTATATGATCTCTTGTAAAAATAGAGTCTTCTTCGCTTTGGACTTCCATCATATACTCTTGATAGAATTTTTGAGGTTGACCAGAGTCCTGATAAAACTTTTTCTTTCTTTCCATTTCTTCATGACCAAACCAAGAAGGCCAAAGAGGAGTGCCATCGTCTTGTAAAGCTTTATATGTTATAACTTTCCAAGCAAAATCTTCTTTTTCTTTTTTAGCTTTTTCATGACCTATTAGAATTTTTTGTATAAAGGCATCAAAATGCACAGGCGTACCATTAATTCTTAACCTACCTGTTTTTGGCTCAAGAGCAGGGAATACAACTGCTGTTACTAGATTGCTTATTTTAGACCTAGACTCTGGAGTAATTGTATTGTTTTCATCTTCAAAGTCGTCAAGTATGATAAGGTCGTATCTTTTATGTAGTTTAGCGCCACCACGAATACCTGATAAATTAGATTTACTAATGAGTTTACAGTTGTTTTTAAGTTCGATATCATCTTCTGTCCATTTCCTACCTTTTAAATCTCCGAAATAATATTTTATCTTGTCATTA